CTCGCATGTAGTGCCATATATTTTGCTGGCACCACGGATGTGAGCGCGGCTCCGCGGCAATAAGCCGCGGTTTCGAGTAGGACTTCGGTACAGCCACCATTCGAGAGTGAGGTTCTTCCGAACCAAGACCCTCGAGACGGTGTATGTCACGGACCCAACTGCTATAGCTATGGTAACCATAGTTGGCAATTGGGTATTCGCGCTCCAGAGAATCTGACCAGTTAGTCCAACAGTACTTGTTGGACGGCCCAGTGACCTCTGAAATAGCACCTGGTCCGTGTCTGAACTTCCAATCATCCGGATCGTAAGATCCGAGCGCGGAAGTAACAAGACCTGACACGAAGTCAAGTCTTGCAAGGAAGGTTGATAATCGTCCGCGTTTACACGCAGGCGAAGATTCAACTCGCTCCGTGTAAAGCGTTGATTTACGAAATCCATGGTAAATCTCCGCAGAACATGAAGTAGAAGAATCCGGTTCCCAGAACTTATCAGGTTCTGGAAGAGCCTTATCGACGTTAACAAATTCGAGAACTTCGTTCTCGATCTTGTCGTCGCTACAAGCGACCTCAGCCTTCTTCGCGGCAAATAGTATCTGCCGAATGAAGAATATGGCTTGAACGTCATAATCTTCCCTCAGACGACCGCCCTCGTTAAACACGAGTAAGTAGAGTCCCCTAAGAAACTTAGGGATCACTACTCTGTTCGAAAACCTCTTTGTTAGAGGGAGTCCGGACAGTTTGTACTCGCCAGACGCAAGACACTTATCAAAGTGCTTGCCTGCCGCGGGGAGGTCTAGCAGAAAAACTGCTATTCCTCTCTGTGGTACGAGGGCTTGAAGACGGGCGAGATCTCTCTCGAACTCCGCCTCCAGCGTCGGGTAGGCCTGTGTAGCGTCTTTGAACAACGCTACATAGACCTGTCTCAACTCCCGAACATGGCAATTAGACATACACGGATAAACTCCGCGAAATGTCCCATGCTGTTCGGCGTTACCCTACCAGCGTCGAATTCGATTTTGAAGCTAAATCGGTTATTAGCCGAAATAAAGCCTCAAGACTCGAAGTTCAACAGGCTCGTCATGAACGCGTTCGAGGTTGCGATCATTAGATCGGCAACCGCGTCCGGAAGTGCTACCGAAGTCTCAGAGGGAATTACCTCCAAGACGAAGTAGAACTTTCGTTCATATTCGGGCACGTCGCCAGCTGCGAAAATGGTTTGCACCACTTCGAAGTTGTGGCGATCGTACAGCACCTGGACCCCAGCTGAATTCGCCCTGCGGGTTGTACCCGCATTATGACGAATTTTTGCACGGTAAGTCCCGGTGCTGTTCTTGAACAAGTACTCAGAAGAGTACTGGTCCTGGTTGATCTTAATCAGGGTGATGTCACCACCAGCCTGAGGAAGAACAAGGGTATTGCCTAACATGGGAGAACTCCTGGCACTCGTCAACTGCTCTGCGGCTATCGCCGCAGTGCCGCCAGCGATGCCAGTATCGACATCTTCCCAGCATCAATGATGGGAAGGGTTGGGAAAGGAAACGGTAACACAGGGAACGCAGGATAGCGCTCCTTGCGCTCGTACTCTATCACAAAGTCACTATCCAATGTGACCCAGGGAGTAGAGATCGAGCGATCTACTTTTGCATCGGTTATACATTTTAACCGACGCATTACGCAGATCTTCTGCCACGTAAGGCCGACTGTATTGTTCGTCGCAGCGATAACATCGCTGACATTCGAAAACCAGTCAACTAGCCACGACCAGGGAGTAAGCTCCCAGGCAGTAGCCAAC